CACCATTGTCTGCTCGGGGACGAAGAATTTCGCTCAAACTCTGACGACTTGGAATGTTGCCCAAGTCTTTGGTATTGACAGTAGCAGTGTTATTTACGAAGCCGCTGCGCAGTGTTTTATTTGTTGGACCATTGTTGAGATTGGTTCTGACTTTGTCGTCAACTTTGACCCAACGTACACCATCATAACGGAACAAGCGATTGGGTTTGTAGTCCAGGCGTAGCACATAAGCACCTGTGACAGGATTTGGCGGAAAGTTCACAGCAGGAGTAACTGGCAAACCATTGGGTGCAGCACCGCCGCCAGTGAGGTACCCTGAGGCATAGCCTTCGCCTGTGGGTGTGGTGCTCATGCCGCCTTGTGTACCATCTACAGTGAGACTTTCGTCAGCAGTCAAACTGGTGGGATTAGCAGGTGTACCGGTGGGGGTAGTGGGCTCAATGTAGAACGTGGTATTGTCATAGCCCGACAACGGAACTTCTGCATCTGCTTGTGCCAAGATGGCATCATTGATTTCGTAGTCTTTTTCACGAGTGCCTTGTACGTCACTGATGGTGTTTGGTGTATACTCTTGCCAGAAAGTAGCATTGGTGATATCAGTATCAGCAGGCACATTGCTTTGTGCTTGATAGTAGGTATCACCGTAGTTCACAACGGTACCAGTGGGATAAAAGTTGCCTGGATCCCAGATGTTTTCTTGCACAAATGGTTTGTTGGTAATAGTGTTAAACTCTTGTTGATCTTTCATGGGCGTACATTTTACACGCCACAAGTGCGGCAACCAAGTTACTGAAAATCCTTCGCTGGCAAAGTCTGCGTCCTGGATCACATAGTATCTGGGCAGTGCCCGTGGTATGTTTTGATTCAGCGGATGATAATCTGTTAGGTTTGGAATCTCTATCACATCACCGTTCATGAGCTTGCGACCAAATGTGTCAATCATGGTGTTGTAGTGAAAGGTCATGAATATGGTGTCGTTGTTTAAGAACAACCCAAATTGTGTTAAATCAAAGTCCACATCCTGTGTGTTGTATACACCGCGCATGACATACACATCAGGATCATATATTCTATCACGGTTTTCTAGCAACAGCAAATCTTGAATATTCAGCACATCCACATCTGCGTATGTGGGTTGAGTGGCATCAAAGTTGCCACTCAAGGCCGAATCATTACCTCCCGCTTGCGGTCCCATGTAACGGTGAATGTAGATGTCAAGGCCACCAACAGTGTACATTTCACGTATGGTGCGGTCCAGAAATTGATAGTCTCTGGTGCGATTTGGGCGGTATAAACTTAGGCGGGGCATGGTATATTTATAGTACTTTGGGTTTACCTTTTCTGGGGTTGACCAATAAATCCAATTCTGCTATAATTACGTATAAATTCACCAGGAGCCCACATGAACGCCACACGAATAGTTGTCAAGCCATTGAATCCCCGCAGTCCTGATACCAAATACACAGGGTTGGAACCTGCATGGCGTGTGCAACCCACAGACGATCGCACCAGCCAACTGAGTGCTGCCTTTAGCTGGTACAATTACTTTTATGGCAAAAAGGATGCCCGTGAAATGCTGGTGGCATACTTGGAACACAATGGCCGCAAAGCAGATGTTCGTGCGCTAAAAGGTGTGCCAGATTCAGCAATTCGATTGACCACTGCATGGCTGTGCCGCATGAGCATGGTAGGACTGGAACTCACAGACACTGAGACAGTTCGGTTAGAAGGCTATATACAAGAAATATTAACTGCACGTGAACCCGAAGTGGTGGTAGCAGAAGCCGCACCTGTTGCGGCCAAGCCCAACATTCAAGACCGGTTGCGTGAAAAGGTCAGCGAGTGTGCTGGTGAACTGGATGGCATGTTTGATGAGTTTGTGACAGCAGGCGCCAAAATGTCAGCAGACTACAAGCCAATCATGGTGATCCGTGGCCTAAATGTAGCACCTCAAATGATTTCAGATATTGCTAATATTTGGAAAACTAAACTTGCAGAATTTGAAACAGTGATTGAGGGCAAGGATGCACAGTTGGTTGAGGGTTACGGCAACTTCAGCAAGATCCAAATGCGTAATCTTGTGAAGTTCTGCGAAGCAGTGATAAATGACTGTGGTGCTTATGTGCAGATCAAGAAAGTGGAACGCAAGCCACGCAAGGTCAAATCAGTGCCACCTGAGAAACGTGCCGCCAAGTTCAAAGTGTTAATGGACTTTGCTGAGCTCAAGCTCAAAGGTTTGCCAGCCGCAAGTCTTGTGGACAAAGCCGAAGCCTGGTTATATGACACCAAAAAGCGCAAGTTGATTCACCTGGTGGCTGACAGTCACACACAGGCATTCACTGTGAAGTCAAACAGCATCATTGGTTTTAGCACCATTGAGACCATGCAAAAAACTGTGCGCAAGCCAGCAGATGTTGTAAAGTCTGTGCAAGCCGCAGGCAAGCCGGCAGCACGTAAGATCTACAAAGATCTTACCACAACTGAAACCCCGTTCAATGGACGCGGAACTGAAAACTTGGTCATACTTAAAGCCTGGTAATGCAGGACATCCAAGTAACAGATTATCTAACTTGGGAGTATTGTCACGACCCCGAAATACAATATTTAAATTGTTCTGCTCCTGAATCAGTCTTTAATCACATGCCACAGTGGTTTAAAGATCAAAAGGCTCACAAAGAAGAAATTGTGTTAGGTGATGGATCAGGTCGACCGTTTGCTGATAAACAAACTATTAGAAACTGTTTGGGATTTCGAGGATTGGCAAAAATAGGATATACAATTCCTTTACCTGAATCCATTATCGGGCACGACACGTATTTTAGTCGGGGCAGGTTACATCCTGAAATGTTATACGGAACACACTGGGCCAACAAACCAGGCGGGCCATGGAAAGAGCCTGACGGCAATATGGACAATAGTCCATATGAATATCGAATAAAATTGTTACACTGGCCTTGGAGAGCTCGTATGGCCAGGGGCTGGCGCATATTAATCTTGCCATACTTGTTAGATTGGAGCAATGATTGGACAGAATTTTCTGGTGCAGTTGATCCAAACTATGATGTTCAACATGGCACCAATATTGGATCAGCATTGCGTTGGACAACGCCAATTGATCCCTGTTACAATTATTATAATTTAGAAACAGTGGTTGCTTTTAAAAGGAACGTTATAATACCTGCAGGCACTCTAACCTTTTGCGCAGTCCCTTTGTATGACCCAGACCTTCTAGCTAGCCAACAGCAAAACTGCTAAATACAGGGACTTGGAGTCCCACATGCCAGAACAGCAACAACAATCACTGCCCACACTCAAGCAAAACTTAATTGAATATGTTAAACTTCAACTGGGCGGTGATATCATTGACCTAGAATTAGATCCTGCACACTACGAAGCGGCTTATCAAAAGACCATTGGCACTTATCGCCAGCGAGCCAACAATGCCTACGAAGAGAGTTACAGTTTTATGCAGTTAGTAGCAGACGTCAACATATACGAACTGCCCCAGGAAGTTGTGAGTGTGCGCCAAATATTCCGCAGAACATTTGGCGACAGTTCAGGTCCGTTTGCGTCAAATTTTGATCCGTTTGCACAAGCAAGTATCAACGTTTATCTAATGAACTTCAACGTGGCAGGTGGCCTGGCCACATACGACTTCTACAGTCAGTACATTGAATTGGCTGGACGCATGTTTGGCGCATACATGAACTACACCTGGAATCCTGTGACAAAGAAACTGCAACTGATCCGTGATCCCAAAGGCTCAGGCGAAACTGTGTTGCTATGGAGTTACAACTTGAAACCTGAATTCAACCTGTTGAATGACTTCCAAATATCACAATGGATCCGAGACTACATGGTGGCCAACTGCAAAATGATAATTGGTGAAGCACGTGAGAAATTTGGCACTATCGCCGGACCGCAGGGTGGCGGTAGTTTGAACGGCGCCGCAATGAAATCTGAAGCCAAAGTGGAAATGGATCTGCTGATCAATCAATTGGTAATGTATGTGGATGGCTCACAGCCACTTACATTTGTTATTGGCTGACGATGTTGTTATTTGCTGGCTGTAGTTATACTGATAATCCTTATTTTCCTAGCATAGCCTTTGGTGAAAATGTATATAGCCATACTCATTGCAAAATATTAGCTCGAGGCGGAGCCAGCAATGCGTTTATTGCACAAAGCATATTAGATAATTTAACACCAGAAGTTGATAAAGTATTTGTACTTTGGTCAGGGTTTAGTCGCATTGATATTTCAGTTCCAAAACAAATGGAATATCAGTTCGATCTGTACGAGCATAGAAGTTTAACAAACGATGCAGTTTGGTTGCACTCAGGAGGGTTTGGGGGATCTTGGCATAGCCGTTCTAAATATCCTTATGCCCGGTGGATTTATGATTGTCTAGACACCCTATACAAGCCAATGGATTGGAATTATTTGGCCACTCAAAATTTAGTCACTATTTCTGGATGTTTGAATACTCTTGACAAACTTGGAATTGAATATAAATTTGGATTTATATATGATATATTTCAAGACTACTCTAGCGAAAATACCTCCCTAAGTGGACCAGTAAGTCGAGACCACCCGTTACTTAAACTAGTGCCTTGGGAAAAATGTTTAAGTTCGACTCCGTTTGAATTTTGTAGAGATCGAGGATTATTAGATCCTACTGAATCAACACCTTTTCATCCAAGTCAAATTGGATATCAAGAATGGTGGAACAGTGTAAAGCAGGAAGTACCATTTGAGTTGATTTAATAGTTTATTTGTGCTATAATCAAGCATGGACTTAATGATCGACATTGAAGGGTTGGCTACAGGCCCTGACGCAACAATATTAACCATTGCGGCTCAGGCGTTTGATCCCGTTGGCCTGGGCTACTACCAGCACAAATACTATGCTAGAGTTGATCTTGAAAGCCAAGAGAACCGCACTATTGAACAAGGCACCATCAACTGGTGGGCCACACAAGGTGCTGCACAAGACGAAGCCTTTGCAGAAGATGGGCGCATACCACTAGATCAGGCCTTGGATGAACTGCATAAGTTATGCTGGAAGTGCAACCGCATCTGGATGAACGGTCCCACCTACGATGCCAACATACTTGAGCATGCTTACAAGAGTTATCACAAACCCCTACCCTGGCAATATTATAAGATCCGTGATGCAAGAACGGTATATAGTTTGTACCCAGGGTTGCCCAAACCGCCTATCAGTCACCATGCCTTGGAAGACTGTCGCAGGCAAATTGACATGTTGCAAGCAACCTTGGCACATTTAAATATCAAGGAACTGGCATGATCATTGGCGTTTGTGGATTTATTGGCTCGGGCAAAGATACCGTTGCGGACTATCTTGTGAATCTACATCATTTTCGTAGAGAGAGTTTTGCCAACACACTCAAAGATGCTGTGAGCGCAGTGTTTGGATGGGACCGAACCATGCTGGAAGGACGCACCAAACAGGCTCGTGAATGGCGTGAACAGCAAGACAATTGGTGGACCAATCGATTAGGTATAGTAATTACTCCCCGTTGGGTTTTGCAAAATTGGGGCACTGAAGTATGCCGCAACGGATTCCATGATGATATCTGGATCGCCAGCTTGGAAAACAAACTGCGCAACAGCACAGATGATGTTGTGATCAGTGACTGCAGATTTCCCAACGAAATTCAAGCTATCAAACAATCAGGTGGCCGGGTGGTGCGTGTGGTGCGTGGTCCTGAACCTGAGTGGTACAATGCGGCTGTGAGCCAAAACCGCGGACCCAATGGCAACAGCACCTGGGCACTGAGTGGGCGCCAACTAGAACAACTGGGCGTACATGAGTCAGAAACCGCCTGGGTAGGCACTAAATTTGACGTGGTGCTGGACAACAACAGCACCCTGGATGACTTATATCAGCAGGTCAAGCGTCTGGTTCAAGATCACCCACCCGCCAAGTGACTTCAGTCCGGGCAATTTCTTCTACACAGTTACGACAGACTGTTCGTAGATTTCTCACAGTGGCATTGTTGAGATCGCCATCAATGTGATACACCAACAACTGACTAACAAGCCTGGCTCGAAACCCGCATCGGTCACATGCGGGTTTTTTCTTGTACCCGGTTGATTTCCAACGCGGTTCTCTGGGTTTGATTCCTCGACCCCTGCGTTGGCAAGTCTCGCATCTACTGCGATAATGTGTGACGTCTTGCTTGATATAATTCACAGCACAAGGTCGTTGATTGCAGGCTTTACATATGGGTCTCATCAGGTATTTAGTGCATGGACCTTGGCCAAAGGGCAGTGTAAACTGGGGTTTTTTGGGTATGCCTATAAATATCAATAACTTGAAAAGGAATCAACCATGGCACTAGTATCACCAGGCGTAGAAGTAACAGTAATTGACGAGAGTCAATATATCCCTTCCGCTGTCAACACAGTACCCTATTTTTTGATTGCCACAGCACAGAACAAAGCTGATGCTGCTGGAGTCGGAGTTGCAGCCGGTACAACCGCCGCCAATGCAAACAAAACTTATCTCATTACCAGTCAACGTGATTTGGCAGCAACATTTGGAGTGCCATTCTTTTACAACACCACAACAGGTACACCAATTAATGGTTACGAACTCAACGAGTATGGCTTGCTGGCAGCGTACTCAGCACTGGGTGTTACAAACCGTGCGTATGTTCAACGTGTGGACATTGACTTAACTGAGCTCACAGCCAGTTTGAGTCGTCCCACAGGCAATCCCAACAATGGCACATATTGGTTAGATACCAGCACCAGTCTCTGGGGTATTTTTGAGTGGAATCAAGCCTCAGCAACATTTACCAATCAAGTGCCCATTGTGCTCACAGACACAGCAGATGTGGTTGATTATGCTGGAGGCGATTACACTCCTATCAGCACCATAGGCAGCATTGGCGACTATGCTGTCAGCGCTGTGAGTTTAAACAATCAAAACTACTATAAAAATTCAGACAATGCCTGGGTGTTACTGGGCACAGATGCGTGGAAAAATTCATGGCCCACCTTGCAAGGCACAAACTCAGTGTCTGGCAGCGGATTAACTGTTGGTTCCAACATGTACATCAATGATACGTTGGCCACTGTTAGTGCAACCAACACTGTGGCAGGATTTGCCGCAGTGATCAATGGCTTGAATATTCCTGGTGTCACTGCTGCCGCAGTCAGCAACAAGTTGACATTGTATGCAGACAGTGATGCTACCAATGACGGATCCACAGACAACGGTGGTGTTATCAGTATTGTAACTGGCACCATTGGTGGTGCCGCACTGCTGACCACATTGGGTATTGCAGCCATTGAATATCGTGCCCCAAGTTACTTCCCAGGTTACAGTTATCAAGCACCACGTTGGAGAACCACAGACACAGGCACTACTGTAAGCACTGCACCTGCTCCAACAGGTTCTATTTGGCAAAACATCAGCCCTGCCAGCAATGGTATGAGTTTGAAATTAAAACAATACAGTGCTGCATTGGATGTCTTTGTTGAACAAAGCAGTCCTGCATACTCATATGATGGCACAGCAAACTATGGTCTTGATCCCACAGGCGGTGGTAGAAATATTCCAGTTGGCAGCACATATGTACAATTTGATAATCAATTATACAATACAGAGCCAAATTCAAATGCTGCCTTTTTGCTGCTGGAAAGAATTGCGTTGGGGGCAACAGTTGTAACTGGTGACACCACTCCTGGATCTGGTGGAGATGCATTGTTTATACAAAACAATGTTTTTTATATCTTTGCCACACAAGCAGGCCAAACGGTAACAAACCCAGAGTTGGCAACCCCAAGTACACCTTATGTGGTGACATTGAGCGGCACCAGTGTTGCTTCTTTTATAACTTCTGTCAGTGCTGCCAACGTGCCTTATGTGAGTGCCAGCGTAAACAGTGCTGGTAATATTGTGTTTACACACAGCCAAGGCGGAACAATATATTTACAAAACTTCACTGGTACCCCAGTTACCACTGCTGGATTTACTACCGCAACACCAAAAGTTCGTCAAGATCAAACAGCAGGCGTATTGTGCTTGAGTAACTGGGTCACAGCTGACTTGTTCTCATACACTGCAAGTGATGTTGCACCAGATCAGAATCCAGCTGATGGACGTTTGTGGTACTACAGTTCAGTTAGTGATGTGGACATCATGATTCAGGACAACGGCACATGGCAAGGTTATCAAAACGTCACAAACGACACCCGTGGATTTGATTTGAACTTGACCAATGCGTCTGGTCCTATTATTGCTGCCTCTGAACCACTGACACAAAATGATGCGGCTGAAAGTCCATTGCAATACGGCGATTTGTGGATTGACAGCAGTGATCTTGAAAACTACCCCTTGCTGTATCGTTGGGAGCAGGTTAGCGGCACAGATCAATGGGTTGCGGTTGACACCACAGACCAGACCACATCAAATGGTATTTTGTTTGCTGACGCACGTTGGGCACCCAATGGCACCACAGACCCTGTGGCAGATCCATTCCCCACAATTGAAAGTTTGTTGATCAGTGATTACTTGGACTTGGATGCACCTGATCCTGCACTGTACCCCCAAGGTATGTTGTTGTTCAACACACGCCGTTCAGGTTACAATGTCAAGAGTTTCCAAAGCAATTATTTTAACTCAACC